GGCTCTGTACTTATCGATTGCGATTTTCTCTTTCTTGACAAATGTCTTGATGATGTTAGACGGCGTGTGAGTCGCGTCAAGAAAGCCGAGGTATTTTTTCCGCTTGGTTGATGGTTGTGCAGCAATGAACTCCTCGCGTGTCCATTTGCGGATGTCTTTGTACTTACTGTTTATCTCTGGGAGGCTGCACGCAATCGATGGTACAGGTTTGTGCCTAAGCTCCCAGGCTGCTTGTATTGCGCCGGCTGTTTGCGCATAGTAAGTCATTTCTTGCTCATTATTTGGATTCCAGAACCGGGTAACATTATCCTTGGCTAGTGTAGGTGGGACGAGCAATGTTTGCCTCTCTACTAACCCCTTGTTACTTATGAGCGTTTCGGGTTTTCCTGGTTACCTCCTGCCTCCAAACCATTGGCACACAACCAGGATGTGTGCTCTTCAAGCGCCACTGAGAATCGCTCGAGGGTCTCAAGAGACACCTCGGTGTAACTACGATCCAGCTCTTGCTTGACATAGCTGGGCTCGAGAGACTGGATAGTACCAGTTCGCCAGAGGTTGGTGGTGACTTCCTTGCGGCGTCTTCTGGCTATTTCCCTCTGTTTCACACCGAGGGAAGGATCGGTATATCTCAACGATCCCGGTACTACCTTATATTGCCGTGTCTTGATTTTAAAGGCATTGAATCCTTCGTACGGCAGTCTCTTCCAGTTGCTCAAAGATGTAAACCTCGATACAGGCAACTCGTATATCGGGGTGGGCTCGATGTCCTCCCAACTGAGGACCACGTCGTTGATAAGGTGGGGGAGCGTTTTCTTGTGTGCCAATACGACCTTGGCAACAATATCCTTCCTGATGCTAGGTCTGTGCTCCCCCCACTTGGCCAGGAACGCGAGCACCTCGTTCCTGACGACCTGGGCGTGTTCTTCGAGATTTTTGAATCTCCGCCCTAGGAGCATTGTGAAGGCGTGGGATTCCGCCTCCTTATGGAAATCAGCACGGATTTCATCACGTTGTGCTGCGACTCGCTCCTCTTCAAGTCTCTCCCGTTCTTCATTGGGAGTTTCCATATGTATGTCCTCCTGGGTCTGTGGCCCACCCAGGGCATCGTGGAATTCATTTCGCAGGAGTCTTCGTATGACGCGAAATCGGAAGCCACGGGCTCCGTTGTTTTGGTTTTGACCGCGTGCGCGACGTTGGGCTTGTTCGCCGGCAGGGTCCATGGTTGCTTCTAGCTGGGTATGAGGATAGTAGCTTACCTCGGGACTTAT